CCAATACTTCTTCCACTTAACCATCACTATTCTTCTCCTTCTGTATGTCTTCCCAAGCTGCCCCAAAAATGTATGAGGTCAGAATCAAACTTATCAACGCAACCCCACCCGTCACCAGGTCACCGGCCCCCATACGGTCAGCCCACACCGCAAGCACCGCCGACACAATCATTCCCACACCGAGAGAGAAGGCTGCGAAAATATATCTGCGCCGAATCTTCCAGTTATTGCTCATGCTGTCATCACCGCGATCAACGGGGAAACGATTGCAGCCAAGAACCCAAACCCTCCGATGGCTTTCCACATATTCATTTCAAGTTTGCGAATCCGAACCTCATGGTCTTCAATCTTGGACTCTTGGTCAGGGAGTGAGTTGGCGATCCGTTCGAGCAGTTTCGCTTGTCGCTGGACTTCCATATAAATGTCGCGCATAGACACTTTCACGCCAGCTGTTTCAGGATGCTCGTCAGTCACAGTGAACCCTCATTCAGTTTGCGTTGAATCGTAGACCAAGTGCCACGCCCCCACACACCGTCAGCTGTCACACCGATACGCGATTGCACAGCCTTCCTGGTTGGTAGGTCAAGTTTGCCGGTTTGGGGAGTCCCCACCCAAGCCTGAATCGCCTTATAGGTCATAGCCCCTGGCACACCATCCACGCGACCCTGATAGAACTTCTGGTCTTGTAACCAGGTTTGCCATTGCTTCCAGGTTGCGCGATCTTCACGCCCAGACACTTTCAATGTTGATGCTGCGGAGTTTCCATTCAGGTAAGGCGTGGGATCCACATCGGTTCCCCAGTTGGCCCATTTCCGAACCTCAAAGTGAAGGTGAACCCCAGTGCTCGCCCCAGTAGTCCCCGAAGTGTAAATGAAAGTCCCAGCCTCCACCCGTTCACCCACGCGGAGCCCAGTCTTGTGCGCCCCATGATAGTAAGCCGTATGCACTTCCCCATGATCTATGAGCACAGTGTGACCGCCACCTTTAGGGCTCCAACCGATATGAGCGACAACGCCTGGCGCTGCCGAAGTCACCGGAAAAGTCCCTGCAACATCAAGCCCACGATGTTTAGTCTGCCTGCCTGTAATCGGGTGCTTACGCATCCCATACTTGCCGTTGGGATTGATAGTGAACCCGTCAGGCCAGGGTTTCTGAAGTTTCACCGTTACGCCTCAACCCAGGTGAAAGTTTCCTCATCCAAAACCCAGTCAGCGATCTCATCAGTAGGCTCAGGCTTAGGTGCAATGAAAGCATCCAGGTTCTCGTCATAGGTGTAACCGATACCGGCATAGTTGCCCCTGAAAGGTGTGCCACCGTTAGCGTGAATTCCTGCGAGCGTGTTGTAAGAAGTTTGCACGCACCGTTGACCCCTGAAAGCACCGTAATAGTCCTCCCAAGAAGTCACACCCTCGGCAAGGTCATCCTCATCCCTGCCCACAATAACCTCAGTGACCAGGTTGCTTTCGTTGAGAAATGCATAATGTGCCATCACGCCACCGTTACCGTTCCTGTTCCAGCAGTGAAACTTGTTATCTTGAAATTGCCAGATGTTGAAGTTGTAGAAGTCAAACCAACGCCAACCGTCAAGGTTAAACTGCTTGGATATTTGATAAGCACAATGCCAGAACCGCCAGCCCCAGCAGCAGTTGTATCATTACCGGCCCCACCACCACCACCAGTGTTAGCTGTTCCAGAAACCCCAGCGGTTCCACTCTGTCGGACACCGCCAGCACCACCACCACCAGAACCGCCAGTGCCGTTCTCGCCTCCGAAAAACGATGAACCGCCACCGCCTCCGGCTCGCGTAACAGCAGTACCCGATATAGACGAAGAAACTCCGGCTCCACCATCACCCCACCCTGGACCGACACCGTTACCACCGACAGCACCGGCCCCACCACCACCACCGCCAGCAGCACCAGCACCAGCAGTACCACCAGCAAACCCTTGACCAGCTACCGGCGGCCCACCAGCGTTAGACACTGGCCCACCACCACCACCAGAACCACCATCACCAGCAGCAGTCGAATTATCTTGCCGGCCACCGCCACCGCCAGTCGCATAAACCCCACCAAGATAACTAAGACTGCCGCGCGTACCGGCAACACCAGCACCTGAGCTTGCGGCACCACCAGCGCCAACCGTTACCGTAAAAGAATAACCAGGATTGAAACCCAAAGAAGGAACCGCAGAGCCACCGCCACCAGAGTTTTCGCCAACTACAGAAGACAAATATCCGCCAGCACCACCGCCACCGGCAGCTTCTCGGTTAGTGTTATTAGTACCGCGACCACCACCACCACCACCAGCGACAACCACAAAATCTAGTGTTTTCAATCCTGTTTCCAACTCGGCCCAAGCTGTCCCGTTATAGAACTGCAACGCATCAGTGTCTTTCAGAAAAGCAAACTGGCCCTCCACCGGCGCAGTGATCGCTGACCCACGCGCAGCAGTCCCAGCAAAGACGAGCACACCCTGCATGAGGTAGTCGTTTATCAGGTCTTCCGTCAAAATCTCTCCACTGACGAACTCGCGGTAACCGCCTGCAGCCATTAGAAATTCCCCCAACTAGTTTTGAAAACCGTCAACTTATCTACATCCTTCAAAAACGCAAACATGCCCTCAGAAGGCGAAGTGATCGCAGCATCCCGAGCCGCAGCCGAAGCAAACACCATAATCATCTGATCCATCATGAAAGTGTTTACCTCCGAGGCAAGAAGGACATTCCCATCCTGGAACACCTTGAACCCTGCACCAGCCAATTCAACGCCTCCTAGAAACCAAGAACGCCTGGAGCGCCCACACCTATTGTACCGAACACTGGGTCGCCAATGACGAAGAGTGAAGTCTGAAGTGAGCCCACACCCACAGTGATGATGTGGTCTTCAGCAGAGATCTGATGGTTGATGGCGATGACAAGACCGTAACGCTCAATGGCTGGCGCAATACCGTTAGGAGTGAACTTCACCTGAATCACAGAGCCCATGTCCAGGCCAAACATTGCAGCCTTCTGGGAGCTGTTCAGATTGGCCATATCTACAGACAGCCTTGCAAACCGGTAATCCGGTTCCCCATACCGGCCCACAAGAAAGTCTGCGTAATCCTCAACCTGTGTCAGCGTAGACAACAGGGTTTGCACATCCCTATCCAGGATGCCGTAGCGAGTCTGTGACAGCGCGTTATTAGATGTTGCAGTGCCAGCATTAGAGGACACTGTGATCTGGTTGTAAAGCTCCTCAGTGCCATACTCCACCAGTGCTGGTGCAAAGGGAATCCCTGTGCCGTCATCAGCGAACACTGTCACATTGTCTGTGGTGGGTGTGGAGAGTCGGTCTTTGAAAGCCACTCGGCCTTGCTTGTCAATGAACAGAAGGCCACCCTCTGAGAGTTCCACCTGTTGCAGGTAGGTGAGAGCGTTGCCTTCAAACACATCAGCTCCGAGTGTGGAAGCGCCAGTGTCAATGTTGCGCTCCGAAACTGGCCAGTCCACAGTAGGCATATTCAGGACAGCTGTCACCCTGTCACCGGAAGATTGCACTGTTGCGGTCCCAGCCGTCAACACCTGTTGTGCAAGGAAAGTCAAACCGTCAGAAGCTTGCAACTCTGCAACAGACTGACCGGAAACATCGTAGCCAAGGTTCCAGTCAGTGACCTTCCCCACATATTGTGCTGTACCGTCAGCGAGCACTCGCACATCACGCCTGGGGACAATGTTGCCGACGAAAGGTGAAGCAGAGAACAGTGGATCAAAAGCCCTGTCAGTGTTATTGAACTCCACATTTAGAGAACCAGCGTTGAACCGGTCCAGGTCTCGGTTCTTACCCCTGGCAATACTGATAGATCTAACCCTTGAAGTGACATCCTCAAAGGTGATACCGCCAATAGTGAACTCTGTGGAACCGATAAGACCGGCAACAGGATCGTCAAGGGTGAAAGACTTTGACAGTCCAAGCTCAACTGTTACAGCCATTAGGCGCTCGCAAACACAGGACCGCTAGTGCGCTCGAACTTCTTGATGGCTGACACAATCTGAGCTCCGAGCGCTGCCCCGTTAGTTCCCATACCAGCGTTGACTGTGATGTTGTAAGTGTTCCCACCGAGCGCATCGTTAGGGGTAATCCTGCCACCGCCTGCTGCAGGTGTGAACAGCTCTGGCCCCATCTCGCCGACAAGGAAAGAGCCACTAGAAGAGACAGGACCACCGGCAGCCCTCCGGCCCCTCAACGGGATATCGGTTGCTGCACTTCCGATGTCGTAGCCGTCATTTTGAAGTCGCTCAAAGGCCTTTCTAATGTCATTGATGGCGTTAGAAATACGCTCCAAGGCTCGCGCATAAAGCGACATGGGGTTGAGCATATCCAAAAAGAATCCCATGATCGTTGGAGTTTCCTCTCCAAACATCTCAAAACTGTTCAGCATCTCATCAACGAAAAAGGAAATGTCATCAATGATAGAGGCCATGTTTCCAAGGGATGGGAGCACAGACTCAACAGCATCCAAAAGGATAGGAACCAAACTGCCAGCCATCTCACCAAGCTGGGTGACAGTCTCCTCAATGTCCGGCCATATCTCAGCAAACTTCGCTGCAATGTTCGCCATAGCTTCGCTCTCAGCAAAGTCAGAAATCGCGCCAAAAATGTTGATGAAAGCGGTCTCAATCTCATCACCGTTCTCCTCCACCCAGCCTTGAAAGTTAGCCAGGTGTGGCAGGAGATCATCAAGAATCGCCCCACCAATATCAATCAGGCTGTCCTTAGCGGTTGCCATAGCCACATCAAACTTCTGTTGCGAAGTGTCAGAGACAATCGCCATTGCCTCATCTAATATGCCCACACCATCAGTCATCTGACCGATGATGTCTGTGTTGGTTTGCAGGTTAGGTCCTGTCAAAGCCAGGACAGCGTTCAAACCTTCAATAGATCCAAAGACTCTGGTGATTGCATCTTCGTTGTCACCGAACGCTGCGCGCATGTCAACGATGGTGGCAAGAAAGCCCTTTTCTTTGATGCTCTGCCGGACACCATCAGCGCTCATACCAAACTCAGCGAGTATTGCGTTAGCTTCAGAGGAGGGTTTCAGGAAAGCCTGGAAAGCTCCACGCACACCAGTAACAGCTTCAGAAGCGTTGAGACCACCTCTGGTCAGACCAGCAATGACACCTAGGGTTTCTTGCAAGCTAATACCAAGCTCGGCAGAGATAGGGATAACTCGGCCCAAAGATGCTGCAAGCTCCTCTGGTGCAAACTGACCAAGCCGGACAGCCTCAGCGAGAGCATCTACAGCCTCACTGCCAGAGATTACTGAAGGACCGTAAGTGTTCATGGCTGCGGTTGCAGCGTTAGCAATGGAGCTCATGTCACCGAGTCCGACAGCTGCACCCTTCAGGGAGGCTTCCAGGACATCTATGGCATCAGCGCCACGCAACCCCGAGGAAGTAATAAAGAACAGTGCCTCGCCAGCTTCATTACCGGACTTACCAAACTGTGGTCCAAGCCTCCTAGCGGCCTCCTGCAACTCAGTGATCTCATCGGTAGTCAAACCAACCAAACCCTGAATCTTGGCAAAGGTAGTCTCAAACTGTGCAGCCTCACGCACAGAAGCAACAGCCACAGCAGTCAACGCTGCTGCAGCCACCCTGCCCACATCTACCGCAAAGTTTTGGAAGTTAGCGAGCGCCCTCTGAGCACCCTCCAAACCCTTCGCATCAAACTTTGTAACCAGCGGAATGAAAATAGCCATTAGCGGCCCATCCTTATTCTTTGAATCTCCATAGTGGCATCGCGCATGTAAGCATCAATAGCTCGCTTACCAAGCCCCTCAATGGTCTTGTAGCGCGTTACAGCCGAATCAAAGGCGAAGTATCCACCTGTGCCTCTAATGGGCTTAGCTTGGCGTATACCGGCGTTGAAGGCCCTTCCCTGACCATTCACCCGATGCTGGAAGCCAGGAACACCATTCTTTTCATATACTGCCGAGAAAGTACGCCCAGGCCTCTTACTAGATCCGGCAAGCTCGGCATAATCAAAACCAATACCGCCAGCACCCCTAGTGCCACCAGTAAACTTCATTGCCAAAAGCCTTTGAGTGTTACCACGCCCAGTGCCAGGAGTAAACGACACCGAAGCTTTAGGCACACCAGTCCACCTGGTCACACCATTCACAGGATTACCACCCCTGCGAGTGTTAGGACCCATACCTGAAAGCGGTGGAGTCTGTGGAACATCACCGGCAATCTCACGCGCAATTGGCAGAATCATCCCACGCATGTCAGCTCTCAACTTATTGACAGCCTTGCGATCCAAGTCCCGTAAGGTCTTAGTGACCTCCACAAGGCCCTCCACGCGCATCTGAGTAGACAGCAAGACACACTCCAATCCTGCTACCTATTCTATCGCTTGCGCTTGCGTGGCCTCTGGCTCCCCTTATATTTAGCTTCCACAGCGCGCTGAATAGTAAACAGCATCCGAGGGTGCAAGTTACCGAGCTCGGTGGGACTGATACCGGTCTCCACTGCAAGTTGCGCAATAAGCCAATGGGCTGAGGAATCACCCAGCCCTATTATTTTTTTGGGGGAGCAGCCTCAACAGTCGAAACAGTCTCAACCCACTTCTCAAAGCTTAGGCTGGTAGCACCGGTTCGCTTCAAAACATGCCAGGCAAGCCACAGCAGGTGTGTGATTTTCACTCCCTGACCAAGGCTAGAAACACTTATATCAAACTGTGCCTCAAAAGCTACAAGGTCAGCGGCAATACCACTGACCTCGTGACTAGATTCATCCAATAGTGTGACAAGAAGATTGAAGTTCATGTCACAGATACTACCCTATTTAGACAGTACCCCTGGTGATTGCGCCATCAACCGGCCAAGTAACATCCATAGTGGCCAGATCGCCCACATTGGAAGCAAAGGGAGTTGTTTGAACCACAAGCGCGTTGAACCGGTACTCAGGATTTGCGGTTCCAACAGTAGAGCTGGTTGGCCTGATGGTGATTGCAACAGTGCCACCCAGGTTGCTGAAGATGGTGCTGTCAACCGAGCCCACAGCAAAGTCCTGGTGGAAGCTGAGAGTCACAGAAGCATCCTGAAGTCCGGCGATATATCTGCGTGCAGTGTTGCCAAAACTGGTGATCTCCAGTTGCTCCCTTGTAATGTCAAGAGTGGCTGCGGCAAGGCTGGTAGAAAAATCAACTGCGTTGATCGTAATGTCGTAATCTGTAGCTGAAAACTTCGCCACAATGTCTCCTTAGTCTGCGTAAACTATGGCCGCAAACTCTGCTGCCAAGTATTGTTGCTCCCCTAATGTTATCGCACCAATGTTGGTCATCTCTTGAAGCTTCACATCAAAAGCTGAACCGCCAAGAGTGCGATCTGATTCCAGGGCAGTCTTCACACCACCTGCACCTGTGGAGGCGTAAGCGTTCAATCGTTGCTGTGCGAGGCGCTCTGCGACCTTGCCCACAATCACAGTGATGGTGAAGTTGTAAAGGACCAGGCCATTCTGAAATGCCTGATCATAAGTGACATTGTTTAGCTGGACCACCGCGATAGGTGGGTTTGGCTGGTCTGGGAGCTCTGCGCTAGTGCGCAAGCCCGAGATGGTTGCCAGGTTAGTAGCAATCCCATCCCTAATGTCAGTGATACTCACGCGAGGAACATCCTTCTGAAAGGCATCAGCAAGGCAGAAATATCGGGATCCACAGCGCCCACCCTCATTACACCTAAATCTCCGAAGCCCATCACACCTGTAGGTGAATCGTAACGCTTGAACTGTCTCATAGAGAGAATGATGGTGGCCTGCTTGATTGCTGTCGGAATAGTGGCGAAACCCCACACCCCAGCAATCTGCACACTGGCCTCATTGGAGTTCACATTCTGTGGCTCATAGATGGGGAACAGGTACTCTCCCACAGCCCTAATCTGTGTGTAAGGAGACCGGATTCCACCAGATATCCCATTGAGAGGATTCAGTTGGTAATCGGTGGCAGACCAGGTTGTCGAAAACACCCCAGAACCATCACTGTCAGTCTTCAGAAAAGTCAGGGTTTGCAGATCATCAATGTCCACAGTGAACACATCGGTTGGCCTGTAAATCCTTGTCGCGGTTGACTGTGTGAAAACGCGCTCACAGAAACCATCAATCTGTCTTGATGCAGCCTCAATGCTTATCTCAAGCAGAGAATCATCCTGAGTGTCACCGGTGGGGATCCGTAGTGCCGCCTTCACATCAGCGAGTGTGGCGTATCCGTTACTTATTGCCATGAAAAGCCTCCAGCCTCTAGTTTAGCGCCAGAGTCCACCCACACTATTGAGAAAGAGCCTTCCTGAAAAAAGGCATCCAGTGGTCCTGCCAGACTCTCTCAACATCAAACTGCATAGCGAACTCCCTAGCCACTGTGGAAGTGTCTCTATCGGCCTCGTATGCCTTCTCAAGGGCTTCTACGAGAGAAGCAAGGACCGGAATCTGAAAGAAAGCGCTCTGGGGGGAATCCCAAAATGGCTGTCCGAGCACCGGAAAGCTGTCAGGGCTCATCAAGTCTGCTGTAGCCGCCCAATCTGATGCAATAGATCTCACGCCACATGCAGCGCTTTCAATAATCGGGACACCAAAACCTTCCCCATAGGTTGCCATCCACACCACATCAGAAGCCGTATAGATTGCAGCCATGTCCGCATCACTGTAACCAGTGCGCAACTCATCCCTGTTAGCGAAAGTCACAGCGGTCTCAGGCACACCAGAAGACTTCATTAGAGTGCCAAGGTGGAAGCCTCCGACAACTGGCAGAACATCAGCGTGAATATACAGGTGAGAGTCAGGGTGTTCCTTGTGGAAGATGCCGAAACTGAGGAAGAGCTCAGAAAATCCTTTGCGGTGGACTATCTGGTTTGCCTTGTTCGCCATGACAGCTGTCACAAGAAACTTGTCTGCGCCAATCCCCATGAACTCTCTAGTCTTCACACCCCTAAACAGTTGCGTAGGTTTGAAAACTTTAGTGTCAACAGCATGCGGAATATAGTCAGCCTCAAAACCTGCTGCAGCGAGCTGTCTCTGCCCATGAGGTGCCATAGCAATCGGAGTCACATTGTCTTTCTCTAGAAAGCGTTTCACCATAGGTGGCATGGTGACATGATCTAGAGGAACCCAAGAATAGATGGGAACCTTAGTTTCCAGGTCGTTGTAAACCCACACATCGTAGAGAGTGAGCATGAAGTGAGGCAGGTTCTCAAAACCTCTGCGGTGGTGGTCATGCCATAACTCCATCACATCATCAGAGTAAGGTTTGTAACCTTTGGGATAGATCGGAACATCACCATGCTTGGTCCGGTGTTTCGCAATGTAACCCTCATTGCCATAGTTGGACAGCACACCAACATGAATCCCATGCCGTTTCATACGCTCAACCAGCATGCTCACCTGCACTGAATAGCCGGTGGGAAGTCCTGGTGAGTTGGATGCGATAGACACAACACCCTTGAGTTTCTCTATAGCCATGCGCCCACAATAGCAAAAACCCCCACCAGTCACTAAGACCGGCAGGGGTTTCTGCTTGGTAGCTTTTCAGCCTTATGGCATCAAGAGTGCCTTGAGGTGACTGCTTCCGTTAGCGACAGCGGCTCCTAGGCGGTAGGTGTACCTGAAGCCAGTGATGTCATTGGCAAAATATGCCTGATCGCTCACTGCGACTGACAAACCGGTTTGCACGATTTTCACGCTCGGCCAATGTCCGAAGAAGACTGGCTTGTTTCCGGAGGCAATGCTTGCTACAGCCGGATTGACAATCACTGGGATGCCAAGGATGGTCGAAGGACCACCAGTGACAACATCCAAGATGTATTGTCCATCCGATGTCTTGAGCTTGCGAATCGCACCCAGCGTGGAGTTGTTCACCATGTAGGCTGCGCCTGGGAGCTGGCGAACCAGTCCATCAGCGGAGAACTGCAGGTCAATCAGCTCGTCAGCGGTAATCGCCGTAGCGGTACCAGCGGTACCACCAACACCAGCAACAGCAGTGACAGCAGCGTGGACAACAGCGTTGACTCGCGTACCGATGGCATTGCCGGCCTGTTCAGCAAGGCTGTTCTCCAATGGAAACCCAACATCTGAGAGAAGCTCATTTGCAATCTTCGATATGAAGCCCTGCTTTGCCAAACTAACGAGCAGTGAGGAGTAGGTTCCCTCAGACTCGGAGATAGCAGAACCAGCAGCTGACTCGGTTGCGGTGGGGTAAGCAGTGACCACAGGAATCCGCAAATCCTCGCCAGAAGTCCTTGTGAAGACCTCAGAGGTCTCAAGGTACGGTCCAACCAGGCGTGCAAGGCTGTAAACGCGGTCCAAGAACGAAACTGGGACAGTGTTGACAGAGGGAATCAGCGTGGCACGCTGTTCAGTACCGAAGTAGTGCTCGCGAATCTCTCCACGCGCCATAGCGCGGAAGATCTCCACATCGGAGCGACCCTCAGCAACAGGAGCGAAACCGCGAGAAGCTACAGAAGCCTCAAGAGCGCGCTCTTCATTGCGGCGTGCAACCTCAAGCGCTTCGTCAGCGCGAGTGATGTCAGCCTCAATGCGGTCAATTTTTTCTAACTCAGCCTGGGAGATTCCACGCTTGTCCTGCTCGGCAGCATCCAAAACTTCACGGATCTGCATGGTCAGGTTAGCGCGGACTTCTTCCTGAGTTTTGATGAACTCAGACATGTAATGTCCTTTCAATAATGATTGTGATTGTGTGGTAGCGCTGCGGTGGTGACACTCAACAGCTCTCAGCAGCGGTAACGCACAAATCTGATATCTCAATAGTACCAAGTAAGGCTTACCTTACTGCTGGAAAGAGAAAACCCTGGCCAGCCGAAAGGGGAAACTAGCCAGGGAGAAACTCGCTATCGCTGTTCAACAGCCCCAAGAACGCGAGTCTCTTTTTCTCGCTGCTGAACTGTACCCTGAACAGGGCTCACCCTCTTTGGTGTGTCAGCAGGATCCTCATCCAACGCGACAATGGCATCAGCGAAAGCCCCAGCCATCTCCCTAATCACACCAGAGACAGGATTCCCAGCAACATCAAGAATGGCCTGCTCAATGTCATTCCTGGAAGCCATTAGTAACCCATCAAAAGTTGCAGCTTCTTCTTCTTCAAAGCCAGCATCTCTAAACCATTGTCAAGCTGTGCAGGTGCCTCAACCGGTGCAAGCTTGTCCAAAACTGTTGTGATCAGGTTGCGGTCATCGGTTGTGATGTCCTCACCGTTCTCAATCTTCAACAGAGCATCAGCAAGAGCATCAGCATCAACCTCTGCGCGCTTCGCAACCTTGTCCAAACCTCGGACCGCTGTGGAGCCTGCTGTGGCTGGGTAGGCAGGGAATGACACAATGCTGACCTCCCTGAGAACTACCTTCTTGAGAGTCCTCACAGAGCCGTCAACAGACCACTCATCACCACCGCGTGCAACAGTGAAGCCGAAACTCATAGAGTCAACGATTCCTGTGGAAACAAGCTCTCGGACATCATTGCCAAGAGTAGTGCGTGGCAGCACTGCGTGAACATACAAGCCCCTGTCATCTTCTGTCAGGCGAAGATTGCCGGCGCGAGTAGATCCGAGCACCTGCCCTGTGTCATGGTTCCACAACAATTTGATGTCGTTGCGGTTGCGCAAAGAACCTCGGAAAGCTCCTGGCTCAATACGCTCAATGAAAGGCAAAGGCTCACTGTCACTGTTGAAGACTGCAGCGTAACCAGTGAAGGTCATGCCCTCCGGTGTTTCACGCAGTTCAAACTGTGCTGGATTGATGCGTGTTTCCATCTTGCTCAATGCTTCGCCTTTCGCGCGACCTTCATTCTCTGCTTCTATTCTACCAATCACGCCATCCGCGTAGTCCATAGCGCGTTGCGCAGACCGTCTAGTGGTGCCACCACCCCAAAGAGCGATAGCGACAACACCAGGGCTGGGGAAGCCATCACTGGTAGGTGAGGCGGCTGGTGCATCAAAGTCCACCATGTGCCTTGCAAGGAAAGCTCTGATGCGCACCCACTTGTCAGCTGTGACCGAACCATCAGCCATAGCCCTAGCTTCACGCACTGTTGCAGGCATCAAACCGTCACCAGACAGGCCAGCCTCATGCCATTGCAAACCCCTCCGAGCGCTTGCACGCATGTAAGCCGGTGGAGTCAAGTCAACCTGGCGAATCTCAGAACGCTCATCCAGCCGGTCAATCAAAGTAAGGGTGCTGAATCTGTGACCGACAAGAGTGTCAGTGGGATTCCACTCCATCATGCCCTCATCGTTCTCAGACTCACGCCACACCCTGATAAGCGCTGCAGGGTTGTCCTCAGAACCATTGATTACAAAGTCACTGTCAGGCACATTGATCTGACCGTCAATCACAATCCGAGTTATCTGGCCCCGAGCCATACCACCTGAAGAGTCCCACTCCACAAAGTCACCAACAGAAAGCTCACCAGGTTCAGCTCGGTCCTCACCCTCAACATCAGGCACCTCATCAGTAGCTAAAGCAGTAATCCCAAGCGCTCGGAATCTCTCGCGGTTCTCAGGATCATCATCAACAGCGACCATGACATTGTAAGTTTCCAGAAGCCTCTCGGCCACAGCCTGCTTGAAGTCCGGTGTGACAGTGTTCACGCTCGGCTGCATAATCAGCTGGTCAAAGTCAATGTCTAAAGAGTCAAGCTCGGTCACAGTTTCTTCCCTGCGATCTTCAGCGCGACCAGTCACAATGATGACCTCAGTGTCATCGAAAGACTCCACATAGTTCACCACGCGGTCATTGCGCATACCATCCACAATGAGAGTGCCGTCAATGTCCACAATCACTGCAGGCGGTCCAGAGTCAAGGCGCTTCTCAGAGCGCTCGCCCTCAAAAGTTGAATCCTCAGACAACGCAATCGCAACACCCTGGTCAATAGCCTCATCCTTAGTGGCATGGCAGCCCATAACTTCGCCGTCCTCTTTCACAGTCGCATACTCCCCCACAGCACAGCCAGGATTGTTCTCTTCAATGTAATAAGGAGCCATTAGTCAACCTGTCTAATATCCAAAACGCTTGCCACAGTTGCAGTGTGATTGGAGATGGCAAACAGTCTGTCATTGGGCTGCAGGATTAGTGTCAATGTTTCCTGGGGACCAAGGCGCAAACCATCAGAAGTTGTAACCGCTGAACCGCCCAGAAAGAGGACATGCGCGTTGTCATTGTTATTGTTGTGAACATGCACCTGGTGTGGCATGTTATCAGCGCCGACAATCTCAGCAACAGCTGTTCCAATAGTGACCTGACGATTTTCTAAAGGCATCACTGCACCTCATCCTTGTAAACGCTGTCTGGGTTTGCAGGATCTACTTGTGCCACACCCTGCAACTGCACTGAAGGCAAACCAGTGTGAGCAACCGGTGGCAAACCAATCATCTCCATAGCCTCCGCAGGACTGAAGCCAGCAAACACTAGATCGCGGACCATCTGGACCTTCTCACGCTGTGCGCGCACACCAGACTCAGACAAGTTCACATTAGCGAGAGGCACGCGGACCTGGGAGGCTGCTTCGCCTTCCTGAGCTTCCAAGTCTTCCCAGCCCCTGATGTCGTTGATGGTGAGGAAGCCAGACTGGATGCCTGTGGAGTAGGCAGAGAATCTTGACTGAATATCTGCTCGCAGAAGACCATTCATGTTGAAGCGCAAGAAGGCATCAGCGCCACCAGGGTAGCGAGACAGGAGAGGGGTGAACGATTCCTCTAATAAAGTGGTATATGGCCTGAGCGTATGGGTGACGAATCCGAGCATATTCTGCTCAACACTGGAATAGGTGTTGGTCCCTGGCAGATTCAGCATGTGAGAAGGAATACGCCAAATCCTGGCAACATCCTCCACAGCCATCCTGCGAGCCTCAAGCGCTTGCGACTTCTCGGGATCTGCTTGGGTTGCTTTGAAAGTCGCACCACCAGACAGGATTCCAGTCCGGCCAGACTTTCTCCAGCCCTTGTGAGCGTTGTCGAAAGAGTTGCGCAGAGACTCTGCCTGCTCCTGAGTCAAAGCGTTAGGGTACTCAATGACACCCTGGAGTGTGGTCGAATTGCCGAAGAAATTGGCAGCGTACATCTCAAGGCTCTTACCTAAAGCCAGATTCTCCTTCATGGCCGTCACCCTGGACACACCCCTGATGGTGCCAGGCTTCAAAAGGTCAGGGATATAGATGACTTCCTCGGAGCTCAGAGGCTTATCTTCACCGACAACAGTGAACATGAGCCGGCCCAATCCATTCCTGGAGACCTCCACCTGATGCGGATTCAACACCACAAGGTTCACGATTTGGCCTGCCCTATTGCTGAAAATCCGTATAAATGCGTTGCCATCAATCAAAAGACTGACAAGAACGCTCTTATAGAAAGTGCTGTGACCAGGGAAGTTCACATCAGGCTGTGCAACCCAAGAAGGCTTAGGTCTGAACAATTCGCGGTTGCCGCCATCGCGGTAGTAAACATCTACCGGCAGTGTGCCAATAGTGTCACTGATAAGAGACACCGCAGACCAGACAGCTGCGATCTGGTAGGCATTGTCCTCATTGACATAAGTCCCAGCAACACTGCTAAATACAATGTCATCACCAGTCTCAAAGATTGTCTGGAAACTGATTGCCCTGTCTTCCCAAAGTTTGTTGAATACCACTTATCGCCCCAAAGCCAATCCGATTAGAAGAATGAAAACGCCTGCCACAATCAACCCCACAGGGAGACTGACAAGGATTGCGCCTGCCGTAATAGCCACTGCACCAGTAATCTGAAGAATGTTAGACATCATCACCTATCCAAAGAATTGTGGCACTGGTTCTAGTTTAGCGCCTGTCAGTGCTCTATCTACTGCGAGAATCAGTGCTACCGCCCCATCTATCTTCCTAGGGCTGTTCCTTGCATCTTTCACAATGCGTGGACCCAGGTTGTCAATCTTAGTGACAGCGTTACTCAAGTGTCTTGCGAGCAAAGGATTACCGTCATGGATCAGCCTGGACTCCATCACAGCATCAAACACTTTCGCGCAAGCTGGCACCATGCGCCTTGCGCTCGTTGAAGGCCACTCCACAATAGGCACACCCTGCTCCTCCAAAGCTTGCATAGATCTCTGCCACCGGAACGGGTCGCAAGCAACCTCACGCACTTTAGGGTGAGCCTGGCAGAAGTCCAACACTGTCTGCTCAACCTCCGCAATGTCCACGCGCCAATCATCATCATGCAGGTTCAGGTCTTTCTCCCACGCCTTCACCATGAAAACGCGGACAGGGTCATCCGCATCTTTAGGCACAACAGCACCCACAATCACTGAAGCATCACCGGAGAAAGAACCGTCAAAACCTAGGACAATCTCATCATCAGGTGATACCTCAAACTCTGCCTCGCAAGCCTCCCACGCACCAGAAGGCAACCAAGAAGTCTGCGAGCTCACCCACTGGTTGCAGCGCTTAGTGCGAAACTCCGCCTCCGGTGTTCTCCTCACAGCAGACTCAAAATCCGAGACAGCGTTCAGATCCCCAAAGCCAGGATTAGCGATAGCCCAAGTCTCCGGCTTCCGATGGTCTGACTCCTCCGGTGCCTCCCACGCTGCCATGAAGAAACTTGGATCATCAACTTCACCGCGTGCAACCTTCTGGCCGTATTGGTAGAGGCTGAAACAGATTGAGTCTCGCCCAGTCGAATCCATGCGAACACCAGCGGTACTGATTGCAATCAGCGTTGACAGCTTCCCACGCGCACCCATAGCTAGAGAGAAAGTGTCATACAGGTCGCGGTTCTTCTGAGCGTGGAGCTCATCCATCACCGTCATAGTTGGTGAGAGACCTTCTTTGGAGTAGGCCTCAGCCGATACAACCCGATACACTGAACCCAGTTTAGGAAGCTCAATAGCATCCCGATACAGTTTGGTGATTGCCGAAAGGTTAGGGCTTGCCTCAATCATGCGCTTGGCATCTTTGAAAACGATTCTGGCCTGGTCCTTTTCTGCTGCCACGCTGTAGCACTCCCCTCCAGAAGGACCACAGATAAGACCGTAAAGCGCAATGACAGAACCTAGCGCGCTCTTACCGTTCTTCCTAGGCATCAGGATTAGCTGGGACTGGTGTCTGTAGCCGCCATTCTCATAAGCAAAGAGATGCTCCAACAGAGACACCTGCCAAGGTCGCAACACCAAAGGCTCACCAGTGCGACCAGCCACCGAATCCTTAGTGATGATGCCGAAAGCCTGAGCAAACTCTGTTACCGGTTCAAGCCTCCTGCCAGCCTCAATCGCCTTCTCAGGAACAGGAGTCAACCAGCGAGGCGGCCAGCTAGACTGCTCCATCCTCAAACTCCTCAACCCTGTTCGCTCTACGATCCATCAGCTCCTCAAGCTTGGACTTCGCTTTCACCTCAGCCAGGCCAAGGCGAGACCTATCCGAAGGCGTAAACCCAAGCAACGACAGTGAAGTCTGAATCAACTTCTCAGTCTCCAACAGACTCATGTTCACCGGCCTGTTAGTTGGATCTCCAAGAAACTCCTCACGCAGAATCTCGCGCCTATCCAAAAGCTCACAACACATCTGCAACAGCTGCGTATCACTGCGAGGACTAATCCACATGCCGCCCACCATGTAGATCTCATCCCACAATTGCTGGCCGGCCTCACCCAAAGGTCGCAACGGTTCCCTGAAGCCACCCTCGATAGTCATCAGCTCACCCTCGCCAGGCATCGCCCTCTTGCCAGGGTTTCCGAGCTTTCGTTTCAACTCAATCGGCTTCGCAGGATTAGGCATGAGCTGTCCTCTTTCCAAAATAGGTGTCAATCACTTTGCGTGCAATCTTCTGATTAGCCACAGGCCTTTCCTTCAATCTAGTCAGGCACTCAGCCTTGCCAGGATTCATCTCAACGAACCGCGCACCGGCGTAACGGTAAACAGATCGCTCATCATTGCTCGGATCAGTGTGAATAATCCAAACACCTAAACGCCTCTCAGCCTGAGCAACACCGAGCGCTGCCTTCACCGCAGCCTTCCGAGCTTCACGCGCAACCAAGCGCACCAAGTCCGAATACTCAAAAGACTCAGTGCCATCAACCGACAACGCCAAAGCAATCCGGTCCATGTCAACGATGATGTCCCCTGGCTTTGCGCTCTCGCGTATGAAAGTTGACTTGCCACCACAAGGCGGACCAGTCACCACAGTCAACATTGTTCCAGCGTACCCCAAACCCTTTGAACTGCGGATACCTACAAGGCGGTGGCTACGGGGTGCTGGTGGCTGGCACTAGAGCCATTCACCCCACTCCTGGTAAATGCCGGTGGTGGTAGTGGCCTGGTTGCAGGGATGCGTCTAGCACGCATGTTCGATTTGTTTACATGCCCTGAACCCTGTGGGGTATAGCTGTTGTGTGACAGTTGGTGTCTAGGGTGCCTACCCCCTACCCCCCCCTGCTACCTGGGTGGGGTTGTTTTGTTTCCTTTGCTTTGATTGCAGAAAGCATGAGTGATGGCTAGGGGTGATGTCGGATCTGATGGGTAGATGTGGTCTGCTTGTCCAGTTCCAGGTGGCACTACCCTGCCACACAGGTAGCAGATACCTCCCCTGGTTTTTAACAGCATTGCTTTCTTTCTATATGAGCTGTCATATAGGGTGGCTTTCTTTGCTTTCCTTGCTGGGTCGTTGTCGCGGATTCTATTGCGAGCCTTCTCGCTCTTCAGGTGGCATGGTCTGCAAGTAGCAGCGCGTGACAGAACCCCACACTCGATGCAAGGTTTGTTGAAGGTCATGGTGTCCAGTCGTTCTCTCTGCGCATAGACAACTCCCAGCCTCCTTGTGACTGGTCTCCTTCTCTTTGTTTGCGGTCATACCATGTTTGGTTTCTTTGGAAGGTGGAGCTGTTGCGGAATCTGTAGGTGGTGTCTGACTTGATGGTGGAGGAGTTGTCATGGTGGGTTTTCACATCCATGTAGTTGATATAGATCGCGTGGTATTCGCACCGTCTCAGGTAATCGGTGTCTTCAAAGTAGGCAGGGTAGAAAGCTTCATCCCAGAGGCCCACCTTCTGAATTACCTTTTCACCCACAGCGAAAGCGTGGAAGTGAGGGAAGTCTGTCAGCAGTGTGAGCTCGTCAGGTAGCGCATTGGCAAGCTTCTGCAGTTCCCCAGGGTGAAAGAACATGTCATTAGATGCGATAGTCCAATGAGAGTCCATAGGGAAGAGCTTGATGCCCAGATTCCATGAAGCTGCCACACCAAGGTTAGATGGCATAGGCAGGTAGGTGGTATGTTCCACACAGTCTGGGATGTCAAGCTGTTGGTCTTCTTTCACATAGGCTGCACCGTTGTCAATGATGAGCAGGTGGCCGATGGGATAGTCAAGGCTGTTCAACATTCTCTGCAGGAGGTCGTACCGGTTGAGCACTGGGACAATGAGGTTAGGAATCATTTAGCCCTCCAAAGACGAAGATGTGTGAGAGTTCTTCTGGCTGGTCTTCAAGATGCAACAGTTTGCAATCTGAGAACAGTGTCATGATGTCTTCAACTGTGAAGTCTTGCAGGTGAAACGGATTGACATGTTTGGTAGGTCTTGTCGGTACTGATACCAGGATGATGCGTTTAGTTTGCTTCAGCACTGACACAAGATGGGCTGGGTTTGGTAGGTGCTCCAGGGTTTCAAAGCAGACAGCAACATCAAACTGTTCGTGTGGTTGCCAGGTCATTAGATCTACACCGCAATGGAATCTGCCAAAGCTGGTGAACTCTTGCTCTGGAGTTATCTTGTCCACGCCCAGATAGTCAACGCTTACCCTGTCTGCGATCAGCTTGGCACCGTAGCCGACACCGCAAGCAACATCAAGAACCTTGTCACCAGGTTTCATCCAGGATGTGGCCAGTTCATACCGGTAGACATGGCCGGTCTGCTGTGGGAGTTGCTCCCCTGTTATACGCTCAAACATCTTTAGGGTGCTTCCACCAGGTCAGATAAGGGTTGTGGAACTCTCTGTGAGGGAACATGCCAAGGTTAGGCTCCAGCTTCCATAGCAGGTAAGGGAAAGATACCTGGTCTTGGATGGACCAGCGCAGGTTCTCCTCATACCAAGCTTGGCCGAAGGTTCTCGCGCTGTTGTTGTTGCGCCACACAATCGCACCGCAAGCCCACAAGCCGAACTTCTCCGGCATACCCTCAGCCCTGTAATGCTCAGTCTGCTCGCGTATCGGCCAGTCAGAATACTTAGGCCAGTCCTGACAGAACGCAGCCTCCTGATACAAACAGGATCTATGCCACAAGTCAGGGTGCTCCCACACCATCAAGTCATTGTCACCAAGGGATTGCTCGCAGAACTCTCGGAAGCCTTCACCAGTGATCTCGAACGCTGCATCAATCCACACTGCTATCTCTGACTTCACATAATCAAAAGGGAGCATCTTGGGAGCTTTAGCAGCCAGTCTTGGGTGTTGGTCGCTTGGCATCACAACCATGCGCCAGCCGTCAGCCTGCAGCTCTGGATCATCAGTGAAGCAGACAGCATCATCGAAACCATGAAACTGTGGCAAAGGTCGCAACGGTTCAAAGTCACCATATAACGCTGTTATGAGTGTGGTTGCCAAAAGTTCCCCCAATATGAGTAACCGTCACGCATGTTCTTCACTGTCGGTTTGTTCAATCCTATCCACCCCTCAGCCTGGTAACGATTGCTTACACTTACAGGTGAAAGTGTGCGTATATAGTCCGAGCGAGCCCACCAAAAGTTGCCGGCAAAGAAGAAGTCATGATCTACATGCTCTGGCTCCCAAGACTTCAACCAGTAAGGACCAGCCGCCTCCACCATCGTCAACGCTTTCACGCACTCCTGCCAGCGTGTAACAGTGTCATAAGTCATGGACACTCTCCACTGCCTAGCCAGTTCACTGTTAGACCAAGCGCCTTTGGTGTGAGCGTAGAAAATAGCACCATCATCGGTCTGTGCGAAGTCGTGGAGCTTCTGCAGCGTTACTTGCTCCCAGCCTGTTGCGGACTCTGCAACACACACACCAGGGAGCTCGGCCTTCACCTTGTCGCGGTTCTCCGATGTCCCTACAATGCCAAGGAATAGATCGTCAAGGTTGTCAATCAAGCCTGATATGGCCAGCTCTTCAATATGCTCGGTGGCAGGTGTTAGCCAGTCCCCGTCAGCAAAGACATGATAGAAGTGTGTCAGTCTCACCTGTCACCCCAAAGGCCTATCGAAATACACCCAGGCTTGAATCACATTCAGGAAGTCGCGGATGTTCAACTCTTTCATGTTGTCAAAGTCTTTAGCTTCAAAAGCTATCTCTGCAGCATCAAACAGGAGTAACAGGTCTGAACCATCCTGTCTCACCTGTGCCTCCTTCAACTCAAACAGCAAAGCCACAGGGATTGTAAAGAAGTTCTTAGCTACACCCCTGAACTTGTCTGTCACAACCTCTACTGGTGGCAGGTCTGCAGAATACATGGAATGGACAACCCGTTGAAACTCTTGCTCCTCTGTCACAACAGGTCAATCTTTCCCCTGAAAGGCTCACCCTTCACCAATTCAAAGCAAGTAACAGCTGGTGTGGAATCCCCACCACCACCATTCATTCTGGTAAACCAGTCAGATCCACTGTCCATAGTGCTCGCTTGCACCCACCAACGCTCTCGGCCCTGAGTTCCAGAGAACTGTTCAAGCCTGTGATGGTGGAAGTGACCAGTGACCATCAGGGTTGCGGCTGCAAGATAGGTGTCATTGAAGACTGCTTTAGTCCAGAAGCTTTGGAAAGCATCAGGCCTTTGCACTTGGTGTCCATGAATCGCACCCAAAATGTGTGAGCCGTCACCGAACACATCAAAAGCAAAGCCCTCGTCATGAGGTTGTGGAATCAGCCAGCGCTCCACAGGCAAACCCACCTCGGTAGCAAGTCTGCGAACCTGCTGCAGAATCACAATCCCCCAGTCATCCACACCAGGCCTGCCAACATGTT